CAGATACTGATTCTCTTTATATTAATATGGGTCCTTTGGTTGAAAGTGTATTCAAAGGAAGAGAGAAAACTACTCAAGGCATTGTTTCGTTCCTTGATAAGGTCTGTCAAGTGGAATTTGAAAAATATATTGAAAGTTCTTACCAAGAACTGGCTGACTATGTAAATGCTTATGAACAAAAGATGTTTATGAAGCGTGAGTGTATTGCTGAGCGTGGCATTTGGACCGCGAAGAAGCGATATATTCTCAGTGTCTGGGATAGTGAAGGAGTTCGTTATGAAGAACCAAAACTGAAAATCAAAGGAATTGAAGCAATTAAGTCTTCCACACCTGCATCTTGTCGTAAGATGCTAAAAGATTGCTTTAAAATTTTGATGAACGGAACAGAAGATGATGTAATTAATTACATTGATAAATGTCGCCTTGAATTCAGGACACTTCCTCCAGAATCTATCTCTTTCCCAAGGTCAGCTTCTGATGTTCAGAAGTACTCTTCTTCATCCGACATTTATATTAAGGGAACGCCAATTCATGTTCGTGGGGCACTTCTGTTTAATTACTACATTAAAAAGAATAAGTTGACGAACAAATATTCTCTTATTCAAAACGGAGAAAAAATTAAATTTGTTTACCTTAAGAAACCAAATATCATTCATGAAAATGTAATTACCTTCATCCAAGATTTTCCAAAGGAACTTAATCTTGACAAATACATAGACTATGAACTACAATTTGAGAAAGCATTTCTAGAACCTCTCAAGATTATTCTTGATTCTATTGGGTGGAATGTTAAAAAAACTGCAAGTCTAGAGTCATTTTTCTCTTGATGGAAATACCCATAACAGAAAAGGAATTAAAAAAAATCATAGAGATCCTTGAAAAATCAAGTGAAAGGGATCTCTATGCTAAATTATGGTCATTTAACTTTAATAGGAAAAAATAAATTATGGACTTCTTAAAGGATATTGTAAAAGAAATCGGTGGTGAGTATACACAACTTGCTTCTGATATTGATGAGACTGAAAAGTATGTTGACACAGGTTCGTACATTTTTAATGCATTGGTTTCAGGTAGCATATTTGGCGGCGTATCTGGCAATAAGATTACTGCTATTGCTGGAGAATCTAGTACTGGAAAAACTTTCTTCAGCCTCGCCGTTGTTAAGAATTTTCTTGATTCCAATCCCGATGGTTATTGTCTCTACTTTGATACTGAGGCCGCTATCACTAAATCTCTTGTAGAATCTCGTGGAATTGATACTTCTCGTCTGGTTGTTGTTAATGTTGTCACTATTGAAGAATTTCGTGGAAAGGCACTCAAGGCAGTAGACCTTTACTTAAAAAAACCTGAAGGGGAACGCAAACCCTGTATGTTTGTGCTAGACTCTTTGGGAATGCTTTCCACGGAGAAAGAAATCACTGATGCACTGAACGATAAGCAAGTTCGCGATATGACTAAATCGCAACTTGTTAAAGGTGCTTTTCGAATGCTCACACTTAAACTAGGTCAAGCAAATGTTCCACTTCTTGTCACAAATCACACATACGATGTCATCGGAGCTTATGTACCAACGAAAGAAATGGGGGGAGGTTCTGGACTCAAGTATGCAGCAAGTACAATCATCTATCTTAGCAAGAAAAAAGAAAAGGATGGAACGGAAGTGGTTGGAAACATTATCAAGGCTAAGACTGCTAAATCGCGTTTGAGTAAAGAGAATAAAGATGTTGAAGTCCGTCTGTATTATGATGAGCGCGGCCTTGATCGTTACTATGGTCTTCTGGAACTTGGTGAGATTGGTGGACTCTGGAAGAATGTAGCGGGACGCTATGAAATTGATGGTAAGAAACTTTATGCTAAACAGATTCTAAAAGAACCTGAATTATATTTCACTGAAGAAGTGATGCAACAATTGGATCAAATCGCACGCAAGGAATTTAGTTATGGAGAAAGTTGAGTTTCTAATCCTTAGAAACCTTTTGTACAATGAAAAATATATCCGAAAAGTAATTCCTTTCATTAAATCTGAATATTTTGAAGATCAAAATCAAAAAATTGTATTTGAAGAAATACTATCTTTTGTTCAGGAGTATAATCAACCAGCAACAAAAGAAGTTCTCTGTATTGAAATAGAAAAGAGGACAGATATTAATGAGCAGTCTTTTAAAGAGATTACTCAAATCATTTCTTGTCTTGAGGATGTTCCTTCAGAGTTTAATTGGTTAATTAACACTACAGAAAAGTGGTGTCGCGATCGTGCCATTTACTTGGCACTTATGGAGTCTATTCATATTGCTGATGGAAATGATGAAAAGAAGAATCGTGACAGCATTCCTTCCATTCTTTCTGATGCTCTTGCTGTAAGTTTTGATAATCATGTTGGTCATGATTATCTTCAGGATTATGAACAACGTTACGAATCGTATCACAAAAAGGAGGATAAAATTGAATTTGATCTTGAATACTTTAATAAAATCACGAAAGGTGGTCTCCCTAACAAAACTCTTAACATCGCTCTTGCTGGTTGCGTTCATCCAGAAACCAAAGTTAAAATTAGGTTTAGGAAGTTAAAATCATAAATAAACTTATAGTGTAAAAAAAAAGATGGACGCACAAGAACTTCGCAATCTTCAAGAAGCATATATGGAAGTTGTTGAAAATTCTATCGGGGATAGAGCGAGAAATGTTGTTTCTGATGATAGACTTTCTGCAGAATAAGAAAAGACAAATGCTTCAATGGATAGACTTAGATCACAATCTAACAGACATAAAAAGAGTACTGTTTTATCAAGAGCACAAGCAAGAATTGCCGCAAAGAATTCGGAAAATACTGCAAGAGCAATGCATCCAAAACCTGGAGTTGGTGGTTATCGCATAGAACAAACAAACCTCTACGACATCATCCTCTCACACCTTCTTGATGAAGGATATGCTGAAACTGTAGAAACAGCAGAAGTGATTATGGTGAATATGAGTGAAGAATGGAGAGATGTTATTCTTGAAAAGGAAAATAGTCCTTATGAAAAAGCATCTGATGCTGCGTTAGATGCAAGATATGGTTATGGTAGAGCACAAGGAGATAAGCGTTCTTTTGGTAGAGCAGCAAATCGTTCTTCTGCTGCAGCTGCTCTTCGTGCAATTAGAAGAGGAGAAAGAAGTGGAAGTGGAACTTCCAGAGAAGCAGGTGCTGATGCAGTTCATCAAGGTTGGGCGAGAACGGCAAGAACAAGTTCAGATCAAACTCCAGAAAAGAAAGCAAAAAGAAAAACACTTGCTGATACTCCATATTCTAAACTTCCAGATGATGAAAAGGAAAAAGATAGAGTATCTTTTGATGCTGTAAGAGCAACTTATAATAGAAATAAGAGATAATTTTATAAAATCATAAAATCTTTTTCAACCACTCACCTATTGAGTGGTTTTTTATTAATATAAATTTCAACTATTATTTCTAACTTTGGAATTTGGTGCAGGTTCTCCTGTTCCAAATTTCCAACCTTCATTTAATTTATTATCAACATCTTCTGGAAGTATTCTTTTCCATCCTTTTGTTCCTGGTAAGTGCATTACTTTCTTACCTTTGTGTGCTTTTCCTCCAAGAGATGCTCTTTCTTTTCTTCCTTGATTTGATGCCCAGTAATTAAACTCTTTGGATGCTCTCTTTTTGCCTCCAAGAGATGCTCTTTCTTTTCTGCCTTCTTCTGTGCTCCAATAATAAAAATTTTTAACTTTATCATTTAAATATTCTTGTTTTTGGGTTTCTATTCCTCTAATCATCCATTCCTTTCTTTCTTCTACTGGAGTTGAAAAGAAACCAATTTGATTATCCCTACAAAATTCTCCAATTATTTTTCTATGTTGTGTTGATAAATTCGCACCTAACATTTTCATAGATCTTAAATCATTTGGATTTTTGTAAATCTTCCAAAGTAAATAATGTGCTATGATGTGCTCTCTAATATTCAAGTATGTAAGGTTGCAATCTTCATCAGTTCCTCTCATATGTTTAGGAACAATATGATGTTCGTGCAATCCTGAATATTTTTTGTAATCATCTCTTCTTGACTTATTGCTCTCACATAAGTTAGAATAGATACGATCAAACATTCCCTGTCCCTGCTACTGCTAATACTATTATTTATACAAAATGTGGATTGAAAAAGAAACATCAATTGCTGAAATTAAAACATTACTTGATAATGGATATGAGGTGGAAGTTGATTCACCTGATGGATATGTTCCAGTTAATTTCTTTATTAATAAAGGAATGTATGATGAATATGTTTTAAAGGTTGATGGTGGAGAACCTATTAGATGCAATGCCGATCATTTATTTGAAACATCTTTTGGATGGATGAAAGCATCGCATCTTTATGAAAAATACAAGACAAATCATTTTATAACCAAAAATGGATATAAACTTGGTAGTGTCTTTAAAACAGAAAATCAAATACCTATTGTGGATATTAATGTAAATCATCCAAATCATAGGTATTATACTAATGGTGTTTCCTCTCATAATACTGGTGTAGGTAAATCCTTGTTTATGTGTCACGTAGCAGCATCAGTTCTTCTCCAAGGGAGGAACGTTCTGTACATTACGCTGGAAATGGCAGAAGAACGCATTGCTGAAAGAATTGACGCAAACCTCTTGAATGTCCCTATTCAAGATATTGTGGACCTTCCCAAGCAAATGTTTGAGAACAAGGTCACAAACCTTGCAAAGAAAACTCAAGGAACTTTAATCATTAAAGAGTATCCAACTGCCTCTGCACATGCTGGACACTTCAAATCTCTTTTGAATGAACTAGCATTGAAGAAGTCCTTTCGTCCAGATATTATCTTTATTGATTACTTGAATATCTGTTCATCCTCAAGGTATAAGGGTAATAGTAATATTAATTCTTACACTTTCGTGAAAGCAATCGCAGAAGAACTTCGTGGTCTTGCGGTAGAATTCAATGTTCCTATTGTGAGTGCTACACAGACTACTCGTTCTGGTTATGGTTCATCTGATGTGGAACTGACTGATACTTCTGAATCTTTTGGTCTTCCTGCAACTGCTGACTTGATGTTTGCATTGATTTCCACGGAAGAACTTGAAGGACTTGGACAAATTCTTGTCAAACAACTTAAGAATCGTTATAATGATCCTACCATTCATAAGCGTTTCGTGATTGGTATTGATAGGGCTAAAATGCGTCTTTATGACTGTGAACAATCTGCTCAACAAGATATCCTTGACAATGGAAAGGATGAAGAGTATGATTATGAAGAAAAGAAACCAAAGAAAACATTTGAAGGATTTAAATTCTAATGACTATTGACCTTAAAAAATACGTTGACTTTGTTGATGCAACTACATCAAATCCTAGCAAACAATATAGTGATTTTCTCACACGTCTCCACAGTCTTGAAGTGGAGGGATTTCCTACCGAGCGACTGCTTACTGCTGCTGTAGGAATGTCTGCCGAAGCAGGTGAGTTTACTGAGATTGTAAAAAAAATGGTCTTTCAAGGTAAACCAGTAAATGAAGAAAATCTGTTTCACCTGAAGCGTGAACTTGGTGATATTATGTGGTATGTTTCTCAAGCATGTATTGGACTTGATATTTCTCTCGAAGAAGTAATCCAAATGAACTTTGAGAAACTGAGTGCACGTTATCCTGAAGGTGCATTTAGTATTGAACGTTCTGAAAATCGTAAGGAGGGAGATCTGTGACTAAAGAAAAACAGGTAACAATCAAAATGGATGCTCGCACAGCAGCAGCAGTTCGCCAAGTTCTGTTTGATTCCCAGAAAGGATATACTTATGATAAAGTAAGTATTCCTCCTCGCATTTCTGATATTCGAGACGTGATCCAGCAACTTGATGATAATATTGGTTCTGTTTTTGCTGCAGGATAAATAAAAACAAAAATGTCATTAATTGGAAAAAGAAAAGGAAGACCAACTACAAGATCTCAATTTGAAACAATCCTTAAAAAGTTTTTGATATTTTTAAAAAGAGAACTTAAATTTTATTATGACATTCCAATTATTCTTGTGGATGATGTAGATTTTTCTAAAAACAATAAAACTTTTGGAATGATGTATCCAGATAAGATTGTTATTAGTATTGTTAATCGTCATCCATTAGACATTTTAAGAACAGTTGCTCACGAATATATTCATCATAAGCAGCAAAGAGAAGGCAAAAATTTTAATGGAAATGCTGGAAGTGTCAGTGAAAACGAAGCAAATGCAAAAGCAGGAGAAATAATTAGAAAATACTCCAACTTTCAATCTGATTTATTTGACTTAATGCCAATTAGATAATAATTTGGTTCTGTTCTTAACCTTTTATTCAAACCTCCTCTGGGAGGTTTTTTTATAAATATCTAAAAAAGATTAAAAGTAATGAAAACTTTTTTAGAGTTTATTTCAGAAGCAGAAAATGTATCTTCTCAGATTGCTCAACTGAGGGCAAGGGCAAGAATGCTCAGGCAAAAAGGAGATATGAAAGGTGCTTTGGAAGTTGAAAAGCAAGCAGGTGAATTGCAGGCAGGAACTCAAGCAAAAATTGGCGCAGTAAGTAATTCGGATAAACCAAAAGAACCAACAAATCCAAATACTAAAGTTAGAGGATATGCATCAAAACCAAGAGATGTGGTAAGTAGAGTTGGAACTACTTCTGATGTCCAAAGAACAGATTTGCCAGCAGAACCTGATGTTGTTACTCAGCATAGATATGTTAAAAAAGGAACTGCTGGAGGAAGAGGAACTAATATTAGTAGAACTGGAAGAACATATGGTACAAGAGGATAATATTATAAATATCCATAGAACACTATAAGTAAGAACAAATGAACTTCAAAGATATTGTATCTCTTCATGAGGCATATGTTGCCGTTTATGATGAAGAACTGAGAGATGAATTAGAATCTTCTTCAATTCAGGAAGATCTTTCTTTCATTGATGATCTAAGTGATAATGAACTTGATCTGGTAATGGAAGATCTTTTTGTATCTGGAGATATTGACATCAATGAGTGTTTTGATTCTTTGGATTATGTTCTATCTGAAGGAAGAGTAGATATGTCTGCTCGTACCGCAAGAGCGCGAGCATATGCACAATCATCCGAAACCGCGGCAAGAGAAGCAAGAAATAGGGCATCGGCAAAAGAGAGATCAGAAAGAAGAGCGGAAAGAATTGGTAGAATTACTCAGGCAGCTCAACGTGTTGGTGAGAGACTAGCATCTCCTGCACGTTCTACTGGAGGAACTTCAGCATCTGCTAGAGTTGGTCAGGCAAGTCAAAAAGTCAGATCTGCAGCACAACAAGTAAAAGGATTCTTGGGTAAAGTTGGAAGAACAGCAAAAGCTGGTTATGAGGCGGCTAAAAAAGAATTCAGCGGACAAGCAGGAAGAGAGGCACGAGCAAGAACAACTGGACGCCAAATGAGAAGAGCAGCAAGAGCTCAAAGAGGTAGAGATACTTCTGAATTTGAAAGAAACCCAACATGGAGACCTGGTGGACAAAATGTAAACAGAACATTTAAACCTCAACAAGGTCCAACGCCAGCAGCAAAAAGCGATGAATCAAAACCAACGTGGAGACCTGGTGGGCATAATTTTGCAAACAGAACATTTAAACCTCAACAAGGTCCAACGCCAGCACCAAAAGGTCCAAGATCTCCTGCTCCTTATAGAAATGTAGGCAAAAGTGATGATAAATCTTCTTCATCTGGTAGAGCACTTTCTGGATCATCTGTAAAAGCAGCACTCCCTCCTGCAAAGGAATCTGATAGAAGAGCGGCCGCAAAAGCAAAATTACAAAAAGCATCTGCGGGTTCAACTGCCAGAGGAATTAGGTTTGCTGGTGAAAGAGTTGGCCAATTGGCAACACAAAGAGCACATACTGGCAGACAAAGCGCATTAGAGAAATTCAGAAAGAAAGCAGGTATTAGTGAAGATATCTTCAATGATATTCTAAACATAATCTTTGAAGAAATGATTCATGAGGGTTATGTTGATTCTTATGAGAATGCACTTTATGTTTTTGAGTCACTTTCAGAGTTTGAAGTTCAAGATATTGTTGAGTCTTATCTAGTTGAAGAGATTGAAACCGTTGATCTTTATGATGTTGTTCTTGAGCATCTTCTTGATGAAGGATTTGCTGAAACTGAAGATGAGGCAGCAGTTATTATGGCAAATATGAGTGAAGAGTGGAGAGATGAAATTCTCGATGAAGGATTTAAGAGAATGGATCGTGCAAAGATTGAAAGACAAGCAAGAAAACTTGGTGGTGATAGAGGAGATGTTCTCCGTGCCGTTGCCGACAAAATGGATACTGAAGTTGAGCGTAAGTACTCGACAAGACAAGCAAGATTGAATAGAGCAGGTGGAGCTGGTAGCGAGTATAGAAAGGCACAAGAACTTAGGGCAAGAGATGATGCCAAGGCAGATTTCAAAAAATATGGTCTTCGCTGATTGAAAATATAAAAATTAAAGAGGGTTTAATTACCCTCTTTTTATATTTTATGAAGGGGATATAGCTCAGTTGGTAGAGCGCGGTCTTTGCAAGGCTGATGTCAGGAGTTCGAGTCTCCTTATCTCCACTTCTAAATACTTAAA